CACGACCTTTCCGCCCCCGCCTTCATCACGGGTGCTGATGTCCTGGGATATACGGCGGGAGCCAACCAGCATTTCCCCGTAAGGCACCGGCATCGGGTTCCCCTGGGCAATCATGTTATCCAGTGAGGAAAAGTACGTGTTCTGTCTGCCGTTATCCGTTGCGCGGTAATCCGGTGTTTTTGCCTTCGGGGCCAGCATCTGGGCCACACCGCCCAGAATCATGCTGGCTCCAAGTGAAAACAGCATCGTGGTGGCAGAAAAACCACCGGCTGCCAGGGCTGAACCCCATAACGCCATTGATGCCCCGGCAGTGAAGAAAGAGCCCACGATGGCTGCCGCCCCCAGCACAATCTGCAGTCCACCCTTTCCGGCCCCGGCCAGTCGCGGCACAATGTGGATGACCGTTCCCTCACCCAGCTGTTCGTGAAGACGGGCGTACACCGCCTCCGGTGCCGTGTCATAACCGGCAATACGTATCTGGTACCAGCCTTCGTTCATCTGACGGCGAAAGCCCGGCATCTGCATCGACAGGGCGCGAATGGCTTCCGCTGCCGTGTTCACATACAGGCTGAGGCGGCGGCCAAATCGTTGTAAATCCCCGTGAAGGCAGATGCGTGCCAGTGGCGGTGACGCCAGACTGAATGCGTTCGTCGTTGCCATTTTTCGGAATACCTCTCCCGTTTACTCAGTTGTTCAGGCAGATGGTGAAGCAGCTCACCGTTGCCGCAGTAAATGGCGGCATGGTTCGGTACCGAAGCACCAAAGCAGCACAGCAGAATATCGCCCGCCTGTGCAGAGGACAGGGGCACCCGGTAAAAGCCGGTGACCGCCATATTGTCCAGGTAAAGGTTCTGACCGTTGCGCCACCAGTCATCCTCGCGATGAAAATCCGGCATTTCAGTCCCCGCCAGATGATAAGCATCCCGGAACAGCGTGTAACAGTCCGTCACCCCGTGCTCAAAGCGCCGTCCTGTCAGATGTGGCACACAGCGGAATTTGTGAATGTCACCCCGGCAGACCAACCACCAGGGCAGTGCGCTTTTTATCTGCAACCGCCGGTCAGCCTCGCTCAGCCAGGGCAGCCCACCGGGATGACTGTGGACCAGTGCCACAATCTCCCCCTGCATCTCTGCCCGCAGCCAGTCTTCCGGTGCGATACGAAAATACGCCTCCGGCTCTGCGGAAATATTCACACAAGGGATATACCGCTCCCCCTCCGGCGTGCTTATCACGAAGCCGCACGACTCCGCAGGCGCACACCGCCGGGCATGTGCCAGAATCGCTGATTCAGTCTGTGTCATAAACCGGGATTTACTGCGAAAGTTTATTAATGGAAAGGAAACCGCCAAAATTGCCGACATTCCTGCGCAGTTCACACCCGCGCATGCACTTGCTGCATCTGTCCTTACGGATATCCGTGGTGGGGTTGTCGAACTCATCCGCCACCGCAGGACCGTTATACCCGCATTCATCTCCCCGGTAATCCCACATACAGGTGTTCGCCAGCATGATGCGACCGGGAAACAGCGCCCCGTCCGTCTCGGTCGGTGTAGCCAGCACAAACGAGGCCGTCATGGCTGTCAGCTGCGACATCTGCTCCACCACCCAGCGGTCACTCAGCTCCTGCTCCGGGTCCGCCTCCGGATTGCCCGCAACGAAATTCACCGCATCCAGAAAACGGGCATACACCCGGCGGCGGACCACCGTGGCCCCCACCAGACTCTGCAGGTCTTCCGCCATCCCGGTGACCAGACCGAACAGATTGGACACCGTCAGCGACGGTCTGGCACTGCTGCCCCGGCCGTTCATCTCAAAGCCGCTGCCGTCAATCGGGTATGCCTCATACTTACGCCCCTGCCAGGTGACCGGCTCCCCTTTTTCATTCAGCTCATTACAGAAAAAATACCGCTCACCACCCTGTACCGTCAGGTCGATTTCCCAGAGTACCACCCGCGGTGACTGCTCTGACTTAACCGACTCGTTCAGACTTTCTTCGCGAATATCCTGCATCAGTTCACCACCTGCTTAAACTCCGCGCTGAACTCAACGCGCAACATCCCGACCCGCGCAGACCACCCGGCACAGGTCACCTTTATCTGCCGGTATGCATAGGGTGGCTTCCACAAAAATGCCTTCCAGCCACCGTGCTCTGCCAGGAACGCTTCCAGATGCCGGGCCTCCTCCCGGGTCACGGAAAGCGTCACCCTGTATGTTTTCAGGTCAGCATTCAGCCCTGCCGCCATACGCTGTGAGTACCCGTCACCAAAACGCACTTCACGCACCGATGGCTGCGAGTTCACCTCCATATCCGGCTTCACTTTCCAGCGAAAGGTTTTCATCCACCGCTCCCTGATAACATACCGCCATCACGCAACTGCAGCCGGAGTTCATCCTGTGCCCCCTTGCGGGCCATCTCATACACCGCTTTCATCAGCTGCGGCCCTGCCCGCCCGTTGGGGCCGTCGTTCTGAATCACCACGTGATTGTTCTGATTAAAATTAATGCCTTCCGCCCGCCGCATCTGCGCCGGACTTCCGGCACCGCCGACATAACCACCTTCCGCATAGCCCCGCATCAGGCGGTACAGATTGCCGACACCAATCCGGCTGGTCGCCTCCTTCGTGAAGACAAACTCCCCGCGATGAACAATCCCCGCAGGTTCATATTTACCCCCCGTCCCCGTAAATCCCCCGGTCGCGAAATGGAAGTTCGCCGCCGCAGCCTGAATGGCCGTCCCCGTGGAGGCAGACGCACCACCACCGAAAGCACCGCCAATGGCGCTGCCGATACTCCCGACTATCCCCACCATCGCCTGCTTCAGAAAAATCTCTGTCAGCATGGACAGCACAGAACGGGTGAAACCACGCCAGTTCTGTTCGCTGCCGATCAGCATCGCTGCCATATTCTGTGCAATACCGTCAAAGGTCTGCGTGGCCGCGTTTTTAACCTGCGAAAAACTGTCCGTCGCACTTTCCGCCCACTCGCCCCAGCCGGACTTCATCCCGGCCATCCAGCTTCCACGAAGCTGCTCCTCCGCAGACCAGGTGTTCTTCAGTGCAGATGTGGCCTTCGCCAGCGCAGCCGGATTATCACCGTACACCTCACGAAGGCGCTGCTCTTCCGACTCCCGCTGCGCCTGACGGTCGGTGAGTCCGCGGGCTTTTGCGCTGATTGCCGCCTGCTTCGCGCTCTGCTGCTGTTCAAACCGCGCCGCCTGCTGTGCCAGCTCATTCAGCCGTTTCTGGTGTTCAATCTTGTCGCCCAGCTCAGCCAGCTGGCGTTTGTACTCCAGCGTTTCTTTCTCATGGGCCAGCAGGGATTTTTCCTGCTCAGATAACTGCCGTTTCGTGGCGGCCTCTTTCAGGACCACATACTGATTTTCCGCTTTCCATAAATCACGGCGCTGCTGGCTGATTTTTTCATTCGCACCGCTGTGCTTCTCCAGCGTCCTGAGCTCAGTTTCAAGCGCCAGCAGGGCTGCATGCGCCTGGTCTTCCTGGCGCTCACCGGCAGACACCTTCACACCGGACGGCTTTTTCTGCGTCGACTCATAATCCTTTTTTGCCGACGCCATCAGCGTGTTGTAATCCGCCTGCAGGATTTTCCCGTCTTTCAGGGCCTTATTCAGCTCTTCCTGCCGGGCGGTATATTTCTCCAGTGGCGTCAGCAGGCGCTCATACGCCTTCTGCGCCTCTCCGGTATACTTCAGCTGTGACGACTCACGCTCAGCCCTGTCCCTTGCCGCCAGTTCACCGGCTTTTTCCATATCCGACTGCAGCGTTGCCGCTGCCAGACCCAGACGGGCATTTTCCCGGTCATCCCATGCGCCCTGAAGGTTGGCCCGGAAAGAGGAGGTTTTACCGCGGCGCTGGCTCCGACTCTGGTACCACTGCCATTTTTTATCCGCCTCATCAAATGCCTTCTGCGCACTGGCGAGCATATCCGCTGAGGATTCCGGACGACCGATATCCAGAATGGCATCCCACATCGATTTGAATGCCTTCCCTGTTTTATCCGCCCAGGTCTCCAGTGTTCCCATGTTTTCTTTCAGGCGACGGGTCTGCTCATCAAAGCCTTTCGTGGCGATATCGTTCGCCGCCTGCAATGCCCCGGCCTCGTCTCCGGAACGCTGCAGCTGTGCAACATACGCAATCTGCTCTGCCGTCACGTTACGGAACTGGCGCGCCATCGCCATCAGTCCCGACGTCGGGTCAGTGGTCAGCTTCCCGAAGGCTTCAGCGACTTTATCCACCTCCACACCGGATGCAGACGCAAAACGCGCGACACTCTGGTTGATGGCATCAAACTGTTCACCACCACGCACACCGGCATTCACCAGGGCTGCCAGTGACTCTCTCGCCTGGTTAAACGTCAGCCCTGCTGCCTGCCCGGCTCTTGAGAGAGTCAGCATACGATCGGCAGTCAGTCCGGACTGATTACCGGAAAGAACCAGGGTTTTATTAAACGCTGAAAGCGTGGAATCTCCCTGGTACCAGGCGTACACCAGTGCACCTGTCGCCACCGCCAGCGAGGTGACCCCGACCATCGGCAGGGGGATCGCATCGGCAAGCCCCCTGAACATGGGGATCATCCCGCCGAAGGAGTCCTTCACCTGACCGCCCTGTTGCAGCAGGATCAGCCAGGGATTCTGACCACCGGCAAGCTGCGTGGCGATATCCGTAAACTGTGCGGGCAGGGTTCGCATGGCCGCTTTATACTGCCCGACGGAAATCCCGGCTTTTTGTGCAGCCAGCGCCTGGCGGCTCAGGCCCTGTTCAACAGCACTGGCGGTTTTTCTGGCGTCGGTATCCAGACCTGAAAAATGACGCCTTACCCGGCTCATCTGCTCATCGAAACGGACAGCATCCAGACTCAGGTCAATAACAAGATCACCAACCGGCTGGGACATATCTCACACCTCCCGGAATCCCCGCTGAAGCCATCATTAATGCGGCATCATCCACCATGACATCCGCCACATCCGCAGACGATAAAATATCGCGCCCTCCGTCCCCACCGAACCGGACGCCTCCGGCAAGTCCTGCCGCTTTCTGCATCAGCATTTTGTCCTCATCCGGCCTCTCCACCTGCTCTTCCTCATGCCGGGGGACAAGCAGACTGAAATCAGAGGGATGCATATCCGGATCGCAAAAAAACAGGCTGAGTACAGCGTACGTCAGCCCGGAAAAATGCATATCCAGCTGGGTATCCTGAAAATAATGCGTGCGGTAAAAACGGCGCCAGTCGGCATATTCGGTGGATGTCATCCCGGCAAGCATGGCGCGCCAGTCGGGTCTCCCCATCTCACGCGCCAGTCTGAGGGCAAAGTTCAGCTCGCCGTCGAAGACTTTCCCGCAGAAAAATCATCATCAGTCAGCGTGTTATTTTTCGCCACTTCAGTAATATCAGTATCCGGACGAACAGCTTCGATCATCCCGGACAGGCACAACACCACGTCTTCCGCCCGGGCAATGGCATCGGCAGGCCAGGTGGTGAGCACTTCCTGCTCTATCTTCATCACGGCCTCATTCATTGACGGTGACTGCGTTTTCTGTGGATGGTTATGCCACAGGGACATCGCCACCAGAAACGCGCCGGTTCTGACGAGATCTTCCACGCTTACCTGCAGGTTGCCGCTGGATTCTGCCTGTTCTGCACGCCGTTTCAGGAGGGCAAGATGCTTGATACGCTGCAGCGCAGACAATTCGGAAAGCGTGACAGACACACCGTTATATTCAAATTGTTCTGTTTTCAGAAACATGTATTACCTCCGTTTACCCTGCAGCGCCCGCTTCAGTAACGGTGACTTCAGCCACTGCGGCGAACTGACCATTTCCGCTCACCACAGGGATCTGCACCTTACCTGTCGCCACGCCGTTTACCGTAATTGTCATATCTTTCACACTAATGGTGGCTTTCGACGGATCGGCGGAAACCGCTCTGAACGTCTTGTCGGTTGCACTTTCCGGCTCAAAAGAAACCGTCAGGGTGGTTGTTTTCCCTTTTGCCACCGTACCGGATGTCGGCGTCACCTTAATCGCACTGACCGGCGTAATTTTGCTGCGTTCTTCCGCTACAGAAGGTTTACCCACGTTAGTGACTTTCACCGTGCGGGTGATCACTTCTTTCGCCGTCACGGCCTTACCGATACTGCTGACCCAGCCACGAAACACATCCACCGTGCCATTCGGAAAACGGATTTTATAGGCCCGGACATCGCCGCTTTCAAACCAGCCTATAAGCCCTTTCTGGCCTTCCTCTCCCGGTTTCCAGGCCAGCGTAAAACTGGTATCACCTGCAGATTTCTGCCCCTGCCCGGTCGCGCTCCAGTCCGCGTCTTCATCATCCAGGTAGTTATCATCATAGGATTCAGCCGTCATCTCGCCCGGCGTCAGATCCTTCACCTTAGCCAGTCGCTGCCAGTCATCGTCTGACAACGGGTTTGCATAAGCATCAGCCTTGCCGTTGTAAACCCACAGAGTGGTACCGGCACCTTTTACCGGCTCCAGGGGATTTGGTGTTGCCATATCGTCCTCACATCTCGTATGTAATGGAATAAGTCAGATCCGCAGAGCTCCATAACGCCATATCGTCATCACGACGATACTCATAGCCCTGCGTAACCATCGTGGTAATCAGTCCTGCCAGTGCAGGGATCGCAGTCATCGCCGGATAAATCCGGCTTTCCATCCACTGATCGAGCTCCGAATCAGGTACCTGTGCCGGTAAAAACACCTCAATATGCAGTGTGGCCCGCCAGGTATCTGCATCCAGCTCTTCACCGGTATACTCTGCATCCGTCAGATAAACCGCGATCGCAGGAAAATCCTCTTCGTCAAAAACAACGGGGCGACCATCAAACAGCGTCGCCCCGTGTTCATGCTGCTTGAGTGCATCCAGCACTGCGGCACGAATGTCAGTGTGTTTCATCGTTTTATCGCAATCCTCAGTTGTTGTTTCAGCGCGTATGCCAGTTCTTTAGGCAGGCGTTCACGCCGGATACGGTCAACATTCTCATCAAATGCCTGTTTCAGTGGGGCCGCCATCGGGATTTTCACCACCTGAATGGGAAGGCGATTACGCTTTTTCCTTCCCTTGTCGTCATTGCCCTCCTCATATCTGGCCTGGGGAAGACGTTGCATAACATGCCAGCGCCCATTATTTAATCGCTGGATAAATGCCCGCTGATAACGATGCTGACCGGCTTTGAGTATGCTGTTCGGACGACGCCCCAGCATTCTGATCCCCAGCTTAATCACAGGGAGATCACCGCGGTTAACGATAATTCTGGCATTCGGATTTCTGACCGTCGCCCGTTTCAGTCTGGACCGTTCCTTTACCAGTTTCCGTCTCACCCTGGTTTCCCGGGCAACCTGTGACGAAGACTGATTAATCGCCGTTGTGGCCACGCGGTTAATGGTCATTGCAGAAGCAGCCGGAATGGCGTTTTTACGAACCCGGTTCAGATTGTCAATCGCCTGATCAAGCCCTTTTATCGCCATAATTCACCCTGCGTTTATCGTCGCCGGTTAACTGCGGGTGGTTGCCCACGGTTGAGCCAGAGATAACAGCTGCCCCCGTCATCCGGAGATGTCAGCGCCAGTGATATAAGACGGTAATTCGCC